TACTTGGCTTTTAATCTTGTTGCTGTTTAATTTAGGTTCTACAGTGCAGATACCCCAACAATCTCTTTTATCCATAACGTCTTCTGCAGATTCAATAAATGCACTTAGTTTCTTGCCTGACTCTTTAAACTTCTTAGTAACGTCTACAAAACCATTAGTTGTACTAATGGTTCCATTATACGGATCATTACCGTACTCATCAGTAGCGTCTTCTATTGCATTGTTGTAAGCGTCTTTCATACTAGCCGCTATTTTTCTTTCATAAAATGTGGTTGATCCCATAATTTTAGTTTAGTTTATTTTAGTTTTAGTTTTATTTACTCCAATAAGGTGATATACAGGGATCTGCTTTAAGTAATATTCTTGTACAAAACTTAGCTCCTGAATCCACCATTGATTTTTCTAATTGTGCAGCAACCTGCTGCGCAATCTCTTCTGGTGTTTCTACCAGTATTTCGTCATGAATGACATTTACAATCTTAACTTTAAATAAAAGATCATTAGGTACTAGATACCTTGACCAAAAGTAAACACATGCTAACTTGGTTATTTCTGCAGATTCCCCTTGGATTGGATAGTTCAAAGACATTCTTTCTATGTCACCTCTTTTCCTAAAAAACTTAGAAACCTTTTCCTTCATAGCAACTGCTGTAGGAGTACTTGCATTCTTAAGTTTTTTATATCTTTCCCAGAAGTCTTTATCCATTTCGTTCTTGAGTTGATTAAACTCATCATAATAGTCTACATAAGATCTCTTACCTGTTACAGGAGAGATTAATACATATCCATTATCAACTCCGAACTTCTTGGCTTCATCAAAGTATGCTTTTAGTCCAGGAAATGCAAAAAAGTAGGCTGCATAAATCTTATTGCCTTTCTCTACGCTTAATCCTAACTGTTCTGCTATACCTATACCACTACCACCGTAGTTAATTGCAAAGCCTGCTACCTTAGCTGACTGTCTTTTATCTTTGTGTTTCTTTTTAATCTCATTTAGATCTAAGCCATCTAACTCTTCGTACATCTTTGATGCTACAAACGAGTGCATGTCTCCTAAATCTTTATCATAGAACTCAAGTAAATTATCATCCAAACACTTGTTTACTAGTACAATCTGTTCTTGACCTGTATAGTCACAGCCTACTAGTGTGTTTCCTTCTTCTGCTACAAAACAACTACGTGTTTCTTCATCTGAGGGAATGTTTTGGAAGTTAAAATTCTTGGTTGTTCCTGACTTACCTCCACTAGATAAGCGACCTGTGTTCATTAACTGTTTGAACTGAGTGTGTATTCTACCGCTTGCGGGATTAATTTGCTCAATCCAGTTATACCCATAGGTGCCTATGTCTTTTTGGGCTTCTTTAAACGAAAGGTAAATCTTGATAATAGGATGTTTGTCTTGAAACTTAATGAGATGGTTTGCTTCTATTGTATGTTTCTTAACTCCTTTCTCCACTACAGAAGTATTTACTCCTATAGCTTCAAAGAACTCTACTACTTGAGCAGGCGAGTTCCAGTTAATTTTAATCTTGTTTCCTCCAGAGAATAAGTCTAACTGATAGTTAATAAACTTATTCATCTCGTTAGTAAAGATAAACTCATTCAATTTTCTAGTAGCTGCATCTGCTTGAGTCTGTACTTTGTAAATCTTGTTAGTCCATTTATCTACGTCTAGCTTCATACCACAATATTCTATGTAAGCTAAAACTAAGACAAAGCGATTGTCTAAGTCGATTGATACTTTGGATCCTGCAGCAAATAGAATTACTTCTTGAGCTTCTTTAAGAGCATGTAGGTATTTTACGTCATAAGCAGAATACTTTACAAAGCCATCTGTTAGATTGCCTGTAATATTCTTTCTTTCTTCCTTGTCTAATATGACTCCACAGTGTAGTTTTACACAAGCAGCTAAGGAACACCTATGACTTTCTATACCTAGTCTTGATGTTTTTTCGCCTAAAAAGGTATCGTATACCTTGGTTGGTACAATTCTCTGATGATATAAGAACTTTAAATCAAACTTTAAGTTATGACCAATGACTCCTTTAGTCTCTAAGAGCTGTTTGTAGTCATTAATATCAATCGTAGTCAAGTCAACTACAAACTGATTGTCATTGTCACCTAGCTGAAGCGTGTATAGCTTACAGGTATATGCATCAAATCCAGAAGTCTCTGTATCTATAGCAACCCACTCTAGGTCTTTAAGGTAGTTTAATGATTCTTGTACTGTGCAGAGAGTTATATCAGGTAGGGAAATGTTTTGTTTTGTTACTAGATAAATCATTTTAATAAGGGTTCCACTATCTTGTTATAATCCTTCAATGCTTGGTGTAACTTCTTATACTTCTGATCTTGGCTATAGTTTCCTTCTTCAATTTCTGTAAGGCAGGTTCTATAAACGTCATAGATAAGTTTTCTATCGTAGTTACTTAATTTTAATATTTTGTTAGAAAGCTGTAGCATGTCTTCCGTAGTATCAGTTCCCCATATCCTGTTTAAAGACTTACCTAAGTTCCACACGTGGTGAGGAGTATATAGATTGCATCTAGGACAAGCGGGTAAAAGATTAGTTAGGTGATAGCGAGTAGCAACTTTAGTTCTACCTACAAAGTGAGCACACTGTAATCCCTTAGGGTCTAGTGTAATCTCACAAGCATGGCATTTGTTAATGTGTGCTCCTCTAACTAACCAAGAAGTTATCTGGTCTAGTTTACTTTGACTGATAGTTTCTTTCTCTAACTTACGTTTAAGTTCTTTACGGACTTTCTGCTTTTCTTTCTTCTCCTTCATTACACACGTAGCACATAGTCTCTTTGTTTTGTTGGCTATGGCTTTAATCTTCCCACAGTCTGAACAAGGCTTTTGAATTTCCTTAGGTTCAGGGACTCCTTTAACAGGAATCTTTTTTGTTGCTGTTCTCTTTAACATATTATACAAATATAATAAAAGAAAAGGGGATCTTGTGACCCCCTAATCTTTTTGGCATGCAAGAGACAATTACAAAGTTAATCTAGCCTCGTGTATAGGAGTGTAAGTTTCAGAAATTAATTCTAATCCTCTGTTGTTAATTGTGTAAGCAGTTCCGTGAATTAGAGACTCACGCTTAGCTTCAATACTCTTGTGTCCCATCATATAGTTGGTAAAGCGAGTAGTAGCGTTAAACAAAGCGTAAGCTGTGTTCTCGTGTGTTTCATACTCAGTAGTCAAAGCTGTTCTAAAGTCGTTAATACGATTTTTACCTCTAGACGCTTCTCCATCTCCTCCGATAATGTTAATGATAAATTCATCTGTAACTGCTTCGGGAATATAAATCTTACTGAGTTCTATTAGCTTCTCAATAAACTGTTCTTCTTGAGTAAGAGAACTTTGCAACTGAGAGATAATACCACTTAAACGCTCGTGAGAGTTCTTAGTATGTCTTACACGTTGAGAGTCTCTAAGAGCCATATAAAAGGTATTAGAGCAAACTACAGTTACGTTAGTTGCACCAAAGCCCATAGGAGCACTACCATCATGTGATGTAAGAGCTGTAAGGAATCTTTTGTTATAAGATCCTCCAATCTGTACATCGGTTAAAGGAAACTGGTAATAGACTTTTTGTCCGTTACCTAGAAATCCACCTCTTTCTCCGTTAATGTTAACTCGGACAGCAGCTTCTAAGAGCATGTCAAGGATTTCTGCATTTTGAGTAGGAACATACTTAGATCCTACTACACCAAGACAATTATTGTTGTCTTCACGGAATACTCCGTAAGCAGGAGTAATTTCTCCATCAGGACCAAACAAAGGTTTCTTTGCTACAGTCCAATTTGTTCTAGATGATTCTAGCAATTGTTGTTTATTCATGGTTTTATTTTTTTAATGTTTTCGATAAAGTCTATTAATTCGTCTAATTCTTTAATTCTTCCTTGGATCTCACAGTATTCATACTCACTGCTTTGCTCCATTTCTTTTATTATTTTAGTTCTATTAGATAGATATTCTACTAATTTTCCTTTTAATTCTAAATGTCCTAAGGACTCATAGTCTTGCCAATTCATTTCTTTGTTTTATTTTAAGTTTTCTAGCCAGTCTATATCGTCTGGATTACTGGCCATTAGTATTTGGTTAATTCTTTTAAAGTGATCACACTCCCAAACTCCCCCTTTGTATACGGCAGAAACAGGATGTGATGCTACTAGTACGTGGTGTACATCATCATTGATAAGGGGAGCAAACTTTAAAGCGTCCTTTCCCCAAAAACAGAATATAAGTCCTGTAGTACTCTCGTTTAGTGTTTTGAATACAGCTTCTGTAAACTGTTTCCAAGGCTCTAAGTGAGAACCTGACTTACCTTCTTCGATAGTCAAAGCAGCATTTAGCATAAGAATTCCTTGCTTAGCCCATGATTCTATATTCATATCAGTAGGGAAGCTTAGGTCGTCTGGATAAATGTCTGTTTTAATACGGTTATACATCATTCTTAAAGACGGAGTAATATAAGTCTTTTTTCTAGGGGAGAAAGCCAATCCATGAGCAATAGGTTCTCCTATATTTCTGCCTGGATAAGGATCCATTCCTAAAATAACAACCCTTACTTTCTGAAAAGGTGTTAAATTAAAAGCCTTGAAGACTTCGTCCTTATAAGGAAAGATAGTTTTAGTCTTTCTTTCATTAGCTACGAAACCTCCAAGGGCTTTAAAGTACGGACTTTCTATTGTGTCTTTTAAGTGATGATACCAATCGTCTGGGATGTCAATTAGTTTTTGCATCTTTATTCACTAGCTTACTTCTTTTAAGTTGAGTTCTTCTAACAATAATATTAGGATTAAGAGTAGTACTCATAAGTCCTGGGTAGGTTTCTTCCATCATGTTTATAACTTGATTGTATCTTGTTTTGTAACTTTTAATAGAATTAGAAAAGTTTAAATGTTGTTTCATAGAATGTATAATCGTAGAGTGATCTCTTCCTAATAAAGTACCTACCTTCTTGTAAGTGTAGTTAAAGTGTATTAAAAGTACAGCTGCAAAATGAAATCTTGCTTCTGTTAGCTCACGTTTACGACTATTTATTGTAAAATCCTTTACAGTTATTCTGTTTATATCACAAACAATATGCATTACTCCTAACTCAAACTCTGAAAACTTATTTAAATTTACTTTAAGTTCATGTGCTTTTATCATTGCCAACTTGCGTTTTAATCTTAGCTCTTCTGGATTAATGTCATTTATTACTTTACTATAATACTGTTTGTTTTTAGTTTTCTTTAAAACTAATAACATAATATTATATCGTACTAGTGCTTCTACTTCTAACTTGTCAAAAGCAATTTCTAAAGCTTCGTTTATAATATCCTTAATTCTTGGCATATCTTTATTAATTTTTCTCTTCCGTGGTTTTTGTAAATATCACTTATGTCTTTTCCTAAACTTCCGTGGTGGTATAGTACAGGAATTCCATACGTCTCTGAAATCTTCTTAGCACCTTCTTCTCCTGCTCTATCAGCGTCAAACCATACATACATAGTGTCAAATCTTGCTTTAAGTAACTCATAAGCATTCTCTGATATAGGTGTAGTTTCGCTTCTAACAGCAACAGCATTCACTCCAATAGAGTGTAAGGTCATAACATCTTTAGTGCCTTTAGTAATGATTAGAATAGTTCCCTTGTGTGGTAGCTGGGTGTAACCCTCAAGCATACCTCCAAAGAAGTTTGTTCTAAATTTAACTTTCTTCTCTGCATAGGGACGATAGAGTTTAAACTTATCTTTTTCCTTATACCGATAACAGGGGTCAAACGTATTACTAATGTACCAGATGTTATCTGCTATCCATGCTTTGTCTACTTTTCTTACGTCATAGAACTTAAGTATCTTTTCTGTTACTCCGAATTGAAGCCAGTACTCTAAGTCTTTCTGTGTAAATTTTGTAACAGTAACTTTAATAGATGCAGGCTTTATCTCTGCTGGCTTAGGACTTTTGAGAGTGGATACTTCCATCTCTAATCTAAGTCTGTCTTCTAAACTAAAGTTCTTAAGTTGGAAATCTGATTCTATTTTATATAGAATGTCTGGATACTCATAGGCAGTACGCATTTGAGCTATGTCAATTGCATTGTAGTGCACTTTCTCCGTAGCATAATCTACAAAATACAGATTACCTCCTTGACTCCACCTAAAGAAACAGGTAGCATGCTTGTCAGATCTGAATGGATTCTTATATTTCTTTCTCAAGTCTATTTTCTCACCGAAGTAAAAAGACATTAGGTTTTCTTGCCCTAGTAAAGCGTATAAAGTCTTTACATTAGGTCGTATTTCGATGCTTGAGAGATCCATAAGTGTTGTTTTTAACCCTTCTTCAATAAAAAGGGGTCACAAAAGTAACCCCTTTTCTAAAAAAGAGAATAGATTACTTTTAATTTTAGAAGATATCGTTAATATCTGTGCTAACAGGACTTGTTGCTACTTCACTGGTATCCCAACTCATCATAGATTCTGACTTGAAAGGAGTCTCAGTTTCGTTTGCTTCAGGAGCATCATTTTCGGTGTATTCTTTAAAAGTATAACTTCCGTAGAAACTCTTAAAGCCATACTCACCTGTAATTTGCTTAGATACATACTCAGTAATTTTACCTTGTACGTTAACAAATACCTTAGTGCATACGTCTTGATATTTTTCATCTTTGATTCCCAAAAGAACTTTAACACCCATGTTGGCTTTGTTAAAGTGAGCAAAGAAGTCTACTAACTCAGTGCCTTTACCTTTAGCAATAGTAGCCCAGTTGTCAAGAACAAATGGCTTTTCCTTTGGAGAGATGTTACCATAAGCTTTAAGCAAAGAATAAACTGTTTCTTCTCCGCCCTTAGCTTCACGTACACTCTTCATATCTAATCTACGAGAAGGGTCAATAGATGCTTGATACTCACTTAGAGTAGCAAGGTTCTCAGCCCATGTAGTTTTAGTAAAGTTGTCAATGAATTGTTTCTTACCTGCTTGAGACATACGAGTGTCATTATTTACCCATAAAGTAAACTTACCACGCAAATCTGTTTTAAAGTCTGGATGATTAACATACCAGAAGTCAAGACGCATTCCGTTCTCTGACTCATAGGTAGGCTCTTTAACTTTGTCTTCTTCAATACCTAGGATTTTTGCAAGTTCTTTAGCTGTAGGATTAACACTTACAACTTGAACAGGAGCAAATCCTGTGTACAATTTTTTGCCTGCTCCAGGCTCTCTGGTTTCTAATTGATCGAATTTCATAATTTAATTTTGTTTTGTTTTGTTTTATTTTTTATCTTTTACTGGTGTTTCTTCTGCATAATAACGATCTATTGTATCACATACTATTTGCAAGTCGTTAGGGATAAGAGTTTCTGAAAACATATCCATAGGACTTTTAGCAGGGTAGTTTCTAAAACGATTAGTTACAAACTGATAAGTTGCTTTCTCTTCTTTATCTTCACCTACGTGAGTATAAAGACAGATAGTAAACAATCCTTCTAGTACGATTTGGTTGTCTAGTGCTTTACCGATTGTCTTAATCTTCTGACCTACGATATGTCCATCATCTTCAATGTTCTCTGAGTGAGTAACATAGAATACTTTAAGGTCATTACGAAGTTTACGAGCACTAGTAAGCATATTGGTTACATCTTTTGCAAGAGTAACAAATTTACCAAAACCAATCTCATTGGCTTTTCTCATCATAAGAAAAGACATAGAGTAGATAGCATCATCCATGATGATGTTTTTGATGTGAGGAGCTTTCTCGCTGATCTGTTGTAACAATGCGGTGATTTGATTAATATCATCTACCTCCATGTAATTCTTAGATTCAAGATTGTAAAGCTTTTCTGCTCCTTTGAAAGGCAATTCTTTCCTTGCTACATTAATAATAAATGTTTCTTTTGGGTCTAGGGTCCTTACAGCTGTGGATTTACCAGTACCTGAAGGACCTACGATAGCGATTAGTTTGCTTGACATATAGTTAGTTTATTTTGTTTATTTTGTTTCTAGTAATTTATCTAAATCTTCAGTTATTATTTTCCATCCGTACATAGAAGCAAAGAATCTTGCTCCTGCTTGACAACGCTTTTTATCTTTAGAAGGGAAACTTAAGATTGCTTTTCTTACTTTAGTGTCGTTATAAAGTAGTTTAGCTAGCCAATCTATAAATTCTTCTTCTTTAGCCATTGTCCAGGTATGGTCCCAATACCACGTAGGGGAACTAAAATCTACGTCATCGTAGTTTACTTCAATCATATTACACATATGAGTGAGTACTTGGGTTAATTCAGGACTAAATTCATCTTTTTTATTCATAAGCTTTTACAATTTTATAATTTTAAATACTTTTCATAATGATTACCTACAGGATTATTCATCTCTTCAGGTTTTGGTAACTCGTCAAACTTTCCGTTAGCTCCATTAAAGTAAAGTCCTACGCTTGAATTTTCTAAGCCATAGTAACGGTCTTTAAGGAATTTAAGAGAGCGATATTTGTTACCAAGCAATGTTACATCATAGCCATTATGGACTGCTATGTTATATCTTGTTGGACTAAATAAACCTAGAACTACTTCGTAATCTTGGTGTACACCCTTGTTAATGTGGAGTTCTTCCATAGAAGGTTCTAATTTCTCTTCCATTAACTGTCCTTTGTAGGTGTAGGTTTGCTTTTCTGATGCAGGAGTCTGTTGATGGACAATAATACTAGCCATCTTATATCGCTTAGAAAACACGTCTAATACATAATCCTTAATCATAAAGTCAAAAGTCTGATAGGAACTTAATTTCATCTTAGTGTCAGGAGCTATCTCATTAGATAAAAGACTAATGTGGTCTAGTACAAAGAATACCCAATGGTCTTCAGATTTGTATCTGTAGCCTGTAGTAATTCTTCTACCATCATCTAAGTCTTTGTAGATGTTTTCTCCTACATCTGGATTATCGAAGTACGCTTTTACGTACTTAGCTATACCTGTAGGATTCCTTATATAATCTATAACATCTACAATGTTTTGTAAATTAGTAATAAAGGTTTCTGCAGCTCTTATCTTAGTCATTAACTCAGAACTTACACTATAGTTTCCTATAGATTTTAATTGCTGTACAGTAACAGTAATGTTGTGATTCTGATGTAAATAAATAGAGATAAAAGATAGCCAAAAGTCAGTAGCACTTTCTTCTAAAGCAAAATAAAATATCTTAGGAGTAATCTCTGTATTTCTTGTTGCTTTGTAGATGTTTACGATAGTCATGTATTTTGCAAACTTTGACTTACCTACACCTGATGCAGCAGTAATACAAGTAATAGAACCTTTAGTAAATCCTCCATAATACTGAGCTAATCTAGGAAAGGGAGGAGCAATAGATGTTATCCCTCCTGCTTCTTTGATTATCTTATTTCTTTCTATTTGGGAAATTATACTTTCAAAGTTCATCTTTATAGAATTTGATGGCTATTGTAAGCAGGTCCAGTACCATTCTTTAATTCTTCACACCACTTAGCTAAGTCGCTTTGTTCTACTCCATCAATCTTTTTAGAGATAAAGTAACCACACTCTCTGATATACCTAATAGATCCTTGTCCTTTCAAGGTATCTATGTAAAGGTCAGTAGCTTTGGCTATTTCATCTAGAGTGTAATCGTATTCTGCTAAGAATTTAATCAATCGCTTAACCACACTTACCTTGTCAGTAGTCTTTCCTGATACTCCTATGTTCTTTGCACTAAACTTAGCGATAAACTCTGTTACCCATGTAATAGGTATTTCAGGTTGTGGGGTTAGATTGTCAATAATCTTAATAGGATCAGAATGTCTAGCAACTTTAAGTGCAGATATTACTTCACTTATGTCAAGTTCTTCAAGTGCTTTAGGTGTCCAACTAAAAGTAGTTCCATTATTCAGAAGTTTCTCTTCGTAAATCCACTTGTCTATCATTTTCTCTTTGACTGCTAGTTCCCATAGGACTTCGTAGAATGTTTTTTTCATTTTCTGTTGTGGTTAAAATTACGTTTATGCCTTTGAATAATTGATCTTTCTTAAACTTAGGCGGGTCTACAAAGATAATGGATTCTTCAACTTTTTCCAAGTCTTCCATCCACATTTTTTTCATAAAAAGATAGTCTGGGGTTGATTCCAGACTATCTCCATAATATTCATTTTCCATAAATTTTAGTTGATTCTACTTGTTTAATAGATAATTTACGATTAAAGAAATACCCTAAGCTGTTCCTTTTATATCGTCAAACTCTAGCTTACCTAGAAAAAGATTTTTAAAGTTCTCTTCCATACCATCTGCCATGTCTGGAGTTACGTTAAACATACTCTCACAGTCATTACAAGTAGTCTCAATAAGTAAATCATTTGTGATTTCTAAGTGATTACCTCCACAGATAGGACAGGTACAATCCATAATAGCTTCATCAATAATTTCTTGATCTATTGTAACTTGTAAATCATGTTGTGATACTTCATAATACAGAGAGAAGTGTTTTAGTTCTTTTCTAAGAACAGGTTCACTGTACTCAGGATAAACACTCATAATCCATTCGTTGTAGGCTTCGTAAGTGTCTAAATCATCTAAGGGATCTACTATGTCAGCTTTCTTAGAATTAACGTCTTTAGAAGTCTTCCCATCAGCTTCCCAATAGAAAGGATCTTTTGTCTTATCTTCTGTTTTTACAAAGTCTCCCTTAACCTGATCATAGTAATAGTCATCATAGGTGTCCCACATGCTAATTTGCTTAGCACCTAAGCCTAGATGAGATTCACTATTATGTGACTTTTTACCAGAATGTTTAGGAATATCAAAAGAGGGAAGAGGAAATTCGAGTGGGAGGTTTCTTTCAGCCAACATTGTAAGCATCTCATAAGCAAAGCTAAAAGCATTAATCATTAGATTAACACTAGCTACCTCACTATCTCCATGCTCGTTAAAATAACCGCAGGAAAGATTATGAGAAGAAACTTTAAGTCCCCTTCTACGAAGTCCACCTACGTCAGTAGCTGTACCTGAATTAGGCTTGTACCCATATTTGTCCATTAAAGGTTCAATAAGGGTAAGATGTTCAGGATTCCACACTTGATATCCGTTAGTATACTGGATGAAGTCTGTTGTATAAGATCTACGATCTAGCTGAGTAACTACTAGAGAGTTGTCAAAGAAAGACATATCACAACAGTTAGTACCTACTAGACCTCTTTCTTCGCCAAAAGGCAAGAATACCTTACATACAGGCATCATCTTAAGCATTTGAATAGCAAAACATACACCTACAGAGTCATCGAGACCTAAGCCACATTGTTCTCCTCTGAAGTCATCAAAGCCGAAAATCCACTTATCTGTCTTAAAGATACGCATGCCTACATGATAGTCTTGAGCTGTGTCATAGTGAGCTACTACAGTAGGGTAGAATTCTGCTTCTCCCTTAGTGCAATAGATATTACCGCCTTTTTCTTCTACTGTTACTCCGTCTATCTGAGAAATAAGACTTATAAGCCAATTCTTTTTAAGCTTCTCCATCTCTGGCTGGTAGGTGGGGCTTTGTTGATACATAATATCAAACAGTAGATCAAAGTCTACAGGGAAATTTCCTTTTAATGTATCATCTAGTTCACCTAGTTCTTTGCTTTTATATTTATAAGTCATTTTTTTGTTTTTTAAATTAAGTGTTCTTCATTATTGTCTTCTACCATTTCTTCTGTTTCAGGTTGATTTTCTGTTACAAAAGAAAAATTCGAGTAATTAGTAGTACTAGTAATAGTATTTGTATTTAGTAGATAGGTTCCAATACCTAAATTTCCAATACCAACATTACTACTACTATGGATGTTAATAGTAGAATTAGTAGTAAGAGTACCTGATAGAGAGTTATTTGCCATAATCTGAGACAATCTTTCTTTGTTTCTTCTTTCTACTTCTTCGCTATCATAGAGATCTTCTGGCTTAGTCTCATCATTTGGA